TACGATTTGGTAACGGTCGTGGCATATGCGGATCGTCCCAAGTAGTAGATCCCATTACAACAATGCCATTTACTGTATTGCTTTTAAACCATTTAAGATCTGTGCTATTGTTAGGCCAAGGTAGTGTACCATCTTTACTTACACCACCATAGTCGTCGCATGCTAGAATTGCTTTAATCATTTAGTTTCCTTCCCCTGGTAATTCACTCATAAGTCCGCTATCATACTTATTAGGAACGCCCTCCCACTCGGCTGCATCTGAAGGCGCAACGCCTTTTTCTGTAATCACAGGCCAAAGCAAACTATACTTCTTATTAATATCATGCCATTTCTGTGCTTCTTCGTCTGTATCAAATGCATTGTCCGGCAAAATAGCATCTACTGGACATTCTGGTTCACATACTCCGCAATCAATACATTCATCTGGATTGATAACTAGAAAGTTCTCACCTTCATAAAAACAATCAACTGGACATACTTCAACACAGTCCATATGTTTACATTTAATACAATCATCAGTTACTAAGTAAGTCATTTAAATTCTCGCAAGTCTAATTAATGTCGCTGCTAAGTTAATTTCTGGATCTGCTACTAGTGTGTGGTCAACTAGACCTTGTTTAATAGTTAGTACTGCGGTGTCTTGTTTTTCTTCTTCACCAAACAGTTCAATATTGTCATACAGCCAGCGATAGATCTCTTCCATTTCTTCAGGTCGAACTGCTCCGCATAATAGTTTACGTGCTTCAACAATTTTACCTGCCTTAAATAATTCAACCATATCAAGTTTCCAGTCCGATGAACCAGTATCGCCTTCGTTAGGTTTAACTAACTCGCCGTCCACAACATTCATTTGTACTGTATTAATACATTTACGCAAATCTGGATATGTACCTTTAACATAAGTGTCAAGTGTATCCAAGTCTGGAGTTATACCTTCTGTAATAAGAATAGTTGCAATTCGTGCAGTAAACTCTGTTTGGTCAATCTTTGCAATATGAAACCCTTGACAACGACTATGGATCGCTGGAATAATTCTATTTTCATAATTACATGTCAACACAAACCGTGCAGTTGTATGATACTCTTCCATTACTCCGCGGAGTGCAGCCTGTGCGTTAGGTGACAAGTAATCAGCCTCGTCTAGCAGTACAACTTTAAAGTCACCAAACGGTATCATTTGTACAAAGTTAACAATTTTATTCCGTACATCTTCAACACTGTTTGTGCGCGATGCGTTAATTTCTAAAATATCCAACGGATTAATATCAAGCTCATTAAACAATAATTTAGCAAGTGTAGTTTTACCAATGCCTGCTGCACCACTAAACAGCAAATGCGGTATACTTTTGTCTGCAATCCAAGTTGCTACTTGTTTCCGTTGTGCATCATCACGAAACACATATCCTTCAACAGTTGCCGGACGATATTTCTCTACCCATAATTCTTTCATCGTGTTAACCCTAATTCTTTGTATGCAATTTGAATTGCTTTTGATTGATAGTATGCATCTGCTAGTGCATTGTGCAAATTATTTTGCATTGCTTTACGTGGATCTTTTTGACAACATCCAAATAGTGTTCTTGAGTCTCGTATAATCCAAAAGTTCCACGGAATAGGCTTTTCGGCTTTTCGAAACATATCTTCTAGTATAGTGTAATCAAAGCCATAACCTTGACCCCACAGCGTGTCAACACCAACAACCCATTTACTAATTTGACGTAGTGCTTCGTCTACGCTTACTGCATCTTTCTGATCAAATGCTTCTTCCATAATCTTCGGATCTTGTTTGCTCCACCACTCGATAGTGCTGTCACTTGCAGTACGTCCGAGCATATCTTGTTCATCAATATTAATTTTAAGATATAATTCTGAATGTGGTTCACTATCGGTAAGTGGATTAAACTTAACTGCTCCTAGTGATAGCACAGTTGCAGTCGGACTAGTGTCAATAGTTTCTAAGTCAATAGTGCCGTGTGTAGCCATAGTAAAACTCCTTAATTGTTATATACATTATAGCGTATAATCACTAAAGAGTCAAGTAGTTTTTAAATATTATTTTTGGTATAGATCGAAGTGTCAAAGCCTGATGTTAAGTCTACTATTTCACCTGTTGTAAAATACTTAACCACCTTATCAGCTAGTATCTTATGGTTTCTTTCTGTAAAATGATTATAACGACTGTCTGCTGTCTTAGTATAAAACAACCCCATAGTTTCTTCACTATCAAATTCATTAAAACTAGCATCTGATAAAGTACCAACTATACCTGAGATATTATGAAACCCTGGTATAATTAAAAGTTTAACACCTTTACGGTCTAACATTATACCGGCACTAAACATTGCAGAAACAAATGCTTGATAAATTATCTTGTAACGTTCTTCAAAGTATAAATTTTTATAAAACATATCTATAGCTTTTTGTGTTTGTTTTGGTATTTCGGCTCTACTACTTACATTAGTTGACTTAAAATTTGAAAGATGAGGTTTATCTTCAATAAACCATTGCCTCTCATATGATGATAACTGTACAATGACCTGATCCCCTGCCTGCATCTCATCAAATCTATGAAGAAGACTTTGATAGATATATTCGTTCGGGCATCCTAAAATAGCATCATTTATATGTGTAGCACTGCCATTTAACTTTTCACTGACTATCCCACACCAGTTCATTTCTAAACGTTGGTAAGGATAGTCAGATTGATTACTGTTAGTAATCTGAGTTAATTGTTCGTGTGGTGAAGAAAAACTATCGCCAAACACATAAAGCATAGTTATTTTACAAACGTTGTTAAATCAGGTGCAACCCAACCTTCTGGCTTTAGTACTTTTCCATCTTCACGTTTGTTTACTTTGCCTGTCTTCTCGTCAATCTTTGCAAAGTTAGTTTTCATTACCTCTTTCCAAGCACCTTCGCCGTTAAACCCTGCGGCTCTAATAGCACCCATAGTAACAACCAAGATATCAATTAGTGCATCGAGCTGTTCTACATCGTCATTGTTGCCAAGTGCAGTTTGTAACTCTGTATATTCCTCGTCAATAAGACCAATATACATTTCATAGTTTTCTGGGGATGCTGGTTGATCACATGCTGTTGCAAATGTGTCAATGTCTTTAAATACGTCTGTCATAATTTTTCCTTTAGTACTGTGGATTAACAAATGCTGATGGATCAACAGTTGCATGTTCGCCGTCGTTATATTCTGATCCAATATTTAGATCATTTGGTTTTTCTATTGCATAACCTAATACGCTTTCAGTTTCTACCATACGAAGTTCAATATCGCCTTCTGGAGTTTCTATACTCATGCCACGAGTCCATCGCCCGTGTTCAATAAGTATCCAATTACCAATTTCATAGTCATCTTGGTTTGTCGGTCCTTTAGAATATACTTTAGCCCAACGTGGGTAAATTCCCCGTGTAGTGCCATCGTCATCCTTAATAATAAGACCACTTTTTGTTTTCTGCTCACCAAAATGCATATCTGTCACAAGTACACGGTTGCCAATTGCTCTTGGTGTACCTTTGATTTTCTTTAAGTTAGTGGTTGCCATTATTTTTCTCTCTGAATAAAGTTACCGTCTTCGTCTTCTTCCCATTCTGCTGCTTCAGCCGCAGTTGGTTGATTCTTTGCTACAGATTGTTCTTCTCTAACACCTGGATTAGAGTCGTAATAATCCTTAAGCAACTCTTCTTTTTTACGAACAATTTTACCACCAGCACCTAGTTGATCACCACGTGCATTTACACGAGCATTACCTACTGCCGGAGTTAATTCGTTACGCTGTCGAAGTAAGTCCATATCAACTGCTTTACCGTTAGCACTTCTGTGGACTTTGCGTCCGGGTTGTTTCATAGCCATTGCCAATCTCCTTTTAGTTATATACTTACTTATCTCAAGAACTCGGTCCAATCCAGGTCAAACTGGATTGAATCTATTCTGTGTACGCCTATTAAGTATAACACATAACTTGCTACACTTGATCCTCTACCTACTCCCCATACAATGTCGTTCTTACGCATAAAGTCTACAAGATACACCATATAGCGTAACAAGTCTGTCATACCTCGATCTAAGAACGCTTTCCATTCTTCAGTAACTCGTTTCCATTCTTCAGTATGTCTAAGTTCATCATTTGGTTCTACTTGTAGTTTTTCTGCAAGTTTAGCAAATAGATAAACTGTAATATCTAAGTTCTTGTATTCGTCAGGCATAAACCATTCCGACTGCAATGCACCGTCAAAAGTCTTTTGATCTACATCTAAGGGAATATACTGTTTAAGTTCTGGTAGGTATTGCTCACGCATTGCTTCATTAAACTTGTCTATATCATCTGAAGGGTCACATAGTACAACGTGACACTTGTCAACATGACCACTATAGATCATATCAACTAAGTCTTTGTTTGTAAATCGTGGGATACCGAGTTCGTCTGTTTTCATAAGCATACACTTATTTTAACTTACATTGATTAGATTGTCAAGTCCTGATTCGCCATTTTGTTCATTTTGTTGCGAATATGCTTTAGCTCGCCTTGCTCTATTTTCTTCTTGATACATATCTAGTACCGCAGATATTTGTTCTTGTACTTGAGGATTATGCGTCATGAAGTATTTACGCTGAAGTTCAATAGATTTATTTTCTACCTCAGCATCACTTAGGTCTGCAAAACTGTCAACTAATGGATTAAACATTAATCAAAAATACCATGGTCTAATGCGTGAACAGTAATGCCACCGTTAATTGTCCAGAAGTCGATAATAGTTGGATTAGTTGTAGATGCTACTGTGGTTGTTCCGCTCCAAGAACCATTTCCTTTAAACGCACCGCCACCGCTACTTGCCCAAGTAATTAGTCTTGAACTTCCGTCGCTTGTAAGTTGCATACGTATCTTGCCCATTACGCCACTTGCTGGCCAACCTGTTAAAGTAAGTGTAACATCAGCACCTGCTTGTAGTGTTTGATAATGTCCTGCTTCCCAATCAATCTCTTGATTTGAGGTAATATTACCTGCTGAGTTGACAGTTTCGGTATTCTTTTTAAATTCAGCTTCACTAATTACACTACCATTAAACTCGTTAGATGTATTTAATTTTGCTGTATTTGATTGTAAATCAGTAATTTCCGTTGCTGCTTGCTCTAAACCTACTTTAGTTACATTAAAATTTGTGCGAAAGCCTTGACTGTCGTTGTCTTGTCCTGCTACTGGAAACGCTGCGTCGAATCCTACTGTACTAATTGTACTTGCCATTGTGTTATATCTCCTGTATTGTATTTATCTTGGTTAAGTATTAAACTCGTAATTTGCGAATAACACATATTGTTCTTGTGTGAGGCCTTCGGAATTGTCTATTAGATATCTATCAATATCTAACTCGTATTGACTAAAATCAATATTGTAGAAATCAATAGTATTAGCAATTATCTTTGCAGTTCCAGGTTTGCAATAGCATAACGGAATAGCAGTAACAAACCCTAGATCTGTTATTGTGTCTTCTTGTGATGACCTCATCCATAAAGGTAAAAAGTTTTTCTCAGTAGTTCCGATATCTCTAATAGCATCGCGCATGTGTGTCATATTTGATATATATCGAGTTGTGTCATTTGCACCGCTAGCAAGTATAGCATTACTATCTACTGTAATTGTGTTAGCCGGAAATGGTCTGTATTTGTTACTTTCAACAACACCTGGAGTAAACGATATATTTAAAGGGTAGCCGTCTCTATTAATAGCATCTAATACACTAGTTATTGGAATTTTATATAGCTGCTCTCTTCCATTAATATTTAATAAATCTATCCACTTAACAATAACATCTCCTGATTCTCTAGTAGATACAGTAATCTCAGAAAAGTCACTTGCATAACTATTATTAATATCATTATATTTTGTACTATTAACTAAAACTTTTTTAGAATTTTTAATTTTAATCTGTTTTGCAGTTTTTTGATTTTTTACTTTTGATACCATTGGATCAATTACATCTAAATATACTACTTCGTATACTACTTCCTGTGTACCTAACTTTTTTGCAACAGCAGTTTTTACGCCACCTACTTTAAGATTTCGTCTTTTATGATTTTTAGCTGCGGCTGCAACAAAGTTTTCAATTGCTTTTGCTTCAATACCTGCATATGCAAGAATTTTGATTTTAGTTTGTACTCCAAAATTAGTATCATCTGGTCTATACAAATATTCCGGCAAAAATATTTCTGCATTATTTACTAAGTTTATAAATGATGTTCGCTGTGTCTGTGTCATCATTGGTTGTAAAAATACATTACTATATTGCTTATTATCAGGATCAGCTAACTTAATAGTAAACTCTCGTTCAATCGCACTAAATCCAAATTGATCTTGTGCTTTAATTGTAAATTTAAAGTTTCGATCAAATCCAGTAGTATTTCCGTCTAGTTGTAGTAGCTGACTGTCAAATACTGTAAGACCGGGTTGATTAGCAGTTCCAAAACTATTTACTTTGCCTATTATCTCGCCAGTTAATGATAACGTCAATCCTGGCGGCAACGTACCGGTAGTTTTTGTATAAATTAAATTAGCATTTGGTACAGTAGTAGTTGCGTTAACATTAAGTGTGCTGATATAATTAGCACTAAACGAACCTAAATTGCTCGGAGTAGTCCAGGCAATTGTTGATTCTACTTCGCCTAGTAATTTTATTACAAATGTTTTCTTACTAATTGCATTTTCATTACCACTAATATTAATAGTACCAAAATTAATACTGTTACCTTTAGGAACTATAGTAAGTAGTGCTCTATTTAAAGTAAGAACATCGTACTCAATGTTACTTGTATTAATACTTGTAACACTATATACATTACCATCGAATGTGAATTCTTTACCTATTACATATTGTGAATATGTGTCAAATTTACTTGTTTTAATTTGTGCAACACCCTGTGTCGCTGCTTCGTACATATACTCAATTAGTTGTACACTATTAATATCAGACGCAATACGTTGTGCAGCAATAGTAAATTTATATTCTTTTGTTACGGCTGGTTGATAAGGAACTCTACCTGCAATTTCCCCAGTTATCATATCTAGTTGCAATCCTGGCGGTAGTATACTAGGAGTATTATCATCATTAAGACTAGTTTGATAATAGCTAACTACTCCTGATAGTGTATTAGGATCAATAATATCGAGTATAAGTGTGACATAATTATTGGCCCGTCTATATCCAAAGTCTTTTGGGGTTAGCCATATTGGTACTCTAACATGTGTGTTGTCTGCACTGAATATACCAGTGCCAATTTGCATAACAGTAGTGTCTGCTCTAAAAAAATCATCTCCTACAACATACAGTTTAAATGTTCGACTTGCAATGCTGTCCCCGTCAGATACATTAACTATAAATTCGTAAAATCTATTAAGTTTCTTAGGCGACTGTGTTGGGGTAGATAGGTCATAAATTGTTGTGTCGAAGAAGAAACTATCAAACCCGTTATTACTCGGAACACTCCAATCGTATGCACTAGTAGATCCGCTATCATACCCTGCATCGTCATAGAATCCTCGACCTGTTGATTTTTCAATTGCAAGAATTGGATCAACTACTCCGACTAATCTTCCATCTGTTGTCAATTGTATGCCTGGCGGTAATGTTCCTCCACTAGCTGGAATAAAATACTCAAGTACTTGTCCTGCATCAGTGTCAGTATCTATAACTTGTAGTTGGAAGTCGACTGGTGAACTATCTAATATGTAGTAGGTGTTATTATTACCTGCTGCTAATAAATCTGCAGGAGTTATCCATTGAGGAATATCTGCACCATCAACAGTTATTTTAAATGTTCTATCGTTAATTTGTGAATTATAAGTTGCTCTAAGTACAAACGTACTAACTGTTTCTCTCGCAACTTCGATAGGCGTACCAACAATTGTGTTATTAAGTAATCTTAACCCACTAGGTAAACTACCACTTATTAGTGTAACAGTTGCTCCTGCTTGTGATAGTGGTAGTTGTATCGGTGCAATAGTAACTTGCTCTTGCAAAGTACCTAAACTGTCCCCGTTATTATTTGTCCAAAAGTTTGCCATATATCTATTCCCTATATAGCATATTTATCGAAAATTACAGTGTACCGTAATCTGAGACTATTGCTGCTGGTGATCCTACTGATCCGTAATCTATAGTGGCGGCATGAAACAATAATTCAATACCTGTTGTTAAATTGATTGCTGCTTCACCGTAATCCGTACCATTAATAACTCTAGCAAGTTCAGATACATTTTCACCGTTAACTGTTCCATTAAGTGATCCAGTAATTGAAGCAGCATTAAGTGTAGCAGCCTGTAGTGAAATTGCGTCTAATGATCCGACATTATTGATATTAAATCCATTAGCATCAAGTGCAGCACCTAGTGACGGATTAGTATCTAATGATACTAAGTCAGTAGTATCAAGTGCTACAATAATATTGTTTCCAGATAAAGACGTAGTAATACTCTGTCCACCATTAACGCCAAACTGTCTATTTGCGCCAGATAAACTTAATGTATTTCCATCTGTCCTAACAGTAATACTACCGTTATTTGTAATAGTAATACTTGTTCCATCAGCAACAAGTGACATGTTGTCTCCTGCTACCAAGCTTCTAAAGTTTAACGAAGATCCTTCTTTGGTATAAAATACCCCTGTACCTGTACCTAAGTTGGTAGCATTATTCTGTGGTACAACTCTTGCATCTAATTCAGCAATGCTGTTGTTAACTTTAACAAACGCCTGTCTTAGATCATCACCTGTTCCGTCGTTTGCTATGTCACCTACATTTATTCTACTTATTGTCATTTTTCTTTCCTAAGTTATTAAGCTATTACTCCACCAACGCCGCTATACTACTATTTACCCACGCTTGCGTATTCTTGTACGAGGATAGATAGCACCAGTTGTAGGCTTATTGTTAACATCTTTGTTATATGTGTTGAACGCCATATTGCCTGATGTGGCTCTGTGATTCTTCCACAATGCTATTCTATCAATGCTGCTACCGTCTATGCTTGTTCTTGTGTCTGTGTCTACATCTATTGCGTCTGCTGTGTCTACCATTAATCCTGTTACAGCATTGTCGTGTAAATATGTTCTTGCTTGTGCGTGTGTAAGGTTAGGATATATTTCTGCTAAACAAGCTAACATACCTGTTACGAACGGCGCACTATAACTTGTTCCTGATCCAGACTGTACTGTGTCCCAGTTTGATGTATTTGCTTCTTGTCCTGGATACGGAACACCAAACATAATAGTGCCACTTTTTCCTGCGCCAAAACAACCAGTTCCTGCGGCATATACATCAATACCTGGTCCCCAATTGCTGAAACCTGATTTGCCTTGATTTGTGTTGCCGCCTAAAGCACCTGCACAAATAGCACCATTGAACGTATAAGTGGTGCCACGATGATAGTAATATCTAAATGGATAATTACCGCCAAAGTAGTAATCTTTAAAGGAATATGCCCCCTCACCAACAATATAGTTATCGTAGTTGTCGCCATCTGACACATCAATGTATCTGTTGTCGTTGCCTGCTGAAGCTACAATAATAATTCCATCTGTTATAGCATCTTGCATATCACTTAGTAGGACTTGCGAATTTACACTAAATTGTTGATTGTCTGTCCACTCAGGGTCACTTGCATATATACCTCTTGCATTTAGTTCTGCGGCTGATAGATCATTGCCTGTGCCGTTGTCTGTAGTTACACCCTGGAAGTGAATTAAAGCGGCCCCGCCGCCTACTAGGGTCTGTGTTCCCAAACTAATATTAACAATAGTAGGATTTTTTCTACCTGTTGCTGGATTTATACTTTTGTTTGCGTGAAACTCTCTGATGTAGGCATAAGTTCTATCAGTAACATCGCCGCCTGACTTTGAACGTTCGTAAGTCTTGTCAAACATGTATATGTTTGCATCATTGGCAAGTCCGTATAGTGTGCCTGCCGCATAACTTGTGACTGCTGTAGGATGATCGTCTTCTGCGCCATAGTTGTCACGAGCGTCTGCGTTGCTGTATGTATAGTTAGTACCACCTGTGATTGTGTTGTAGTGTTGACCCCAGTTGTAGTCCACTACTCTACTTGAATAGTCTGCGTGGTCGCTTAATGTTTTTATTTCAACAATAACAATGTCTACATTTTTACCACTTGCTGAATATGTTACACTGTCATCAACATACCTGTCTGATAATGAAGCATTTGATCCCCAATTGGTTCTGTTTGCGTCTTCACTGTGTCTTAGTATGCCCCAATTTTTGTGATCAACAGTATACTTCATTCCTGTTTGCCCATTTGCTTTTGTAAACGGCGCTGAACCGCTTGGAACACCTTTGTCAAACCTGCCTGTAAAAGTACTTGCTGGGGTATCTATGTTTCTATCTAAAACACTTTGTGGTATAACTTGTTCAACTCTGTCGTCATCGGCTACTTCCATTGCTTCTTCCATAGTAAGCATATAGCCGGTGGTTCTTGAAGTTGGGCGTCTTGCGGCACACTCTACTTTACGATCTGGAATAGTTAGAGCACCACCTGGTGTTTCCATATCCTCATAGAAAGCAGTAATATCTTCACCATGCTTTAGTGTTACTTGGAACAATTCCATGTTACGCCTCCAGTTGTAGTATGTTTACGTCTACTTGTACAGTACCTGTGCTACCGCTTTTGTTTGTAACTCTACATGGTATATTTGTAGTTGGCGAACTTTCTAAGTTAAATCCATAAGCACCTGGACTAATAATAACAGTTTCTGCGCCTGTGGTAATTACTTCAGCAATAACACCTGCGTCTGATGTTGGATCAATACCCTCTGCCCTTGCCGCATCTGCTGTTCTTGTTGCAGCATTCACATACAATCTTACACGGGCCGCTTTGTCTGTTGTGATAGCCATTAATGTGTATGATTTGAATCCTGTAATATCCAAGTCTGCTTGTGCGGCATCAGCTAAACTGCTTGTTGTGCCTGTTGCTGTGCTTCTGCTTTGTAAGCCTGAACCACCTCCTCCACTTATTCCAGTAAGGCCACTACCGTCTCCAACAAATGCTGTTGCAGTAACAGTGCCTTGAATATAAGCATTTTTAAATCGTACTGTGTTACTACCTAAGTCCCACAAATTGTGTTGATTGGTATTAGGGATAACATTGCCTCTAATGGTTCCGTCTAAATTTACTGCTCCTAATATACTGTCAATCATCACAGTTGAATCATCTGCAAATACACTACCAACTAAGTCGCCAGTATTATTAACATCAATAGTAACTAGTCCATTCTGTATATCTGATACTGTTAAGTAACCTACATCATTTATAAATGAACTAATAACTGCACCTACTTGTATAGCGTCAGTTATTCCGTAATCGGCTACTGTTGTAGGTGTTGCTGTTATGTCTGCAAACGCAACAGTAGTAAGATACCCTACGTTATTAGTAAGTAGTCCTATATTAGAGCCTGGCACTAATACATTTAAATCATTAGTTAAATCACTAAATGCAGTAGGTTTATTAATTAAATCATTAAAACTTCCTGATACTGCAACAGCGGCAAGTTCTGTGCCACCTTTCATAATACTTGCAGCACTTAGTACTCCGCCAGCAATGGTGCCACTTGCAGTAACATCAGTTACGCCTATGATACTATTACCTGTAAGTTGTAGGTTATCTCCACTTGGTATTTCTTTTAATTTGTTACCATCTGTTGTATCGACTATTAGTGGATATCTATTTGCCATCTGTGTTTTCCTCGCTTAGTGTATTTATTTGCTTTGTCATTTATACTCTGCCCACTACTGCATTAACAGTGCCACGTTCTGTAGTATCTTTAGTACCAATAGCTTTACCAATCACACTTCCAACTTTTGGATCGTCATCAACTATAGCATAACCTGGGATCGAACTTGCTACTAGCATATCGCCTTTAGCAACTGTACCAATAACATTTACTGGAACTTTACCTTGTAGTGCAACTAGTGTTTGTATACCCGGACACTCACTGTTCATTGTATATGCACTTTGATCACTTACTACACCAGCAATGCGTCTTGTTTTGTGCTCTGTACTAATAGTAACATCTTTGTCACCGCCAAACACAACAACTGTACCAACAGCATATTCAGTATCACCTTCGTAATACTCCGCCAAATCCGCATAAGTTGCTTCGAAGCGTGAGTTGGTAGTTAAACTCCATCTACCTGTGATAGTACCTGTAGTTGTTGCTGCGCCTGTACTCAACGTTCTTACTGCTGTTAATCCACCTACTGTTAATAATTGTGTACTTGGATTGTACCTAAGTTGAGCATTGTCTGTATCAATGTACGGTCTTTGATATCCTGTCCCGTTTGCAGCACTAAACAGTACTTGGTAGTTTACATTACCATTTGTCTCGTCAACATTAATGTTATTAGCATTTGTTGCTGTTGATGCTGATGTTGCTGATGTTGCTGTATCAGCATTACCTGTTAAATCACCAACAACATCACCTGTAAATCCGACACTACTTATTTTACCTCGTACACTACCGCCAGTGATAAACGTAATAATATCACTACCGCCATCTGCAAATCCGGTACCGTCGCCAATACCAATACCAGTACTACTAGAACCTTTTTCGTTTGCTGCTTCTATAAATGATGTGTATACCCAACGTGATGATATTGCACTTGTTTCTACGCCAGCACCTGCTCCGCCAACAGTACCATAGTCACTGTTAGTTTGGAAAGTACTTTCAGTAGGAGCAATTGCCATGTCACCAACTTTAATATTTCCGCCTGTATTTATTTGCGGCTTGCTTGCTCCACTTGCTGTTAAGATCGTGCCTTGTGCAGGTGTCTTAAATGATAGCGTACCTGAAGTTTCACTTAGTATTTTATATGCAGAGTTACCACCAATGATCAACGAAGTAGCTTGTAAACTACCATCATTTCTGCGCTTTGCAATACTAGTATTTGTATTATCGTATGATATATCACTAATGCTATATGTGCCAGTGCCTGTTTTAACTAGTACTTCACCTGGATTTCCTACAGTAGTACCTGACGAGAAGTAAGGAAGTATAGATGCAAAGTCGCCATCAGCTAGACCGCCACCTTCGTCAATTACTGTACTAAATGCAATTGCACTTGTATCACCTGCGCCAGTTGCGCTTCTACCAATAACAGTATCAGTTGCTAGTGTTGGCAAATCTGCAAAATCAACATCATTTGCCTTTAGTGTGACCCAGCCGTTTGTTACACTAAAGTCATCACTATCAAAGCTTGCTAGACCTAAGTCTGCTTGCACAATTCCTGTAGCGTTTGCTCTAGTAGAAGCAGCAGTCATTGCAAGTTTGCTTTGGACAATTGCTGCTGCGTTATTAACATCACTGTTAATAATAGCTTGCGGCTCAATCTGCAAGTTAACTTGTGTATTTGTTGAATCACGTGACACAGTAATGTTGATATCACTTGTAGTTGATTCAACAGCGTTAGTAAATTCATCTATTGGATTTTCTATTACTACTGCTGTAGTAGATCCTGGCGACCCAACAACTCCGTTATTAATTGGACTTGCTGTTGTGCTAAATTCACCTGCTGTTGTTAGTGTGTAAGAAATAATTCTAATATTTTGATTCAATACTTGGTCAAATCGCGATTCTAATGCAACAACTGTACCTTGTGCTGTGCCATCAGTAATAGTTCCACCTTCTGTAAACAGTCCTGGTGTTTCAGGTTCTACTACTAATCTCCGTAAGCCGGTAGGAACAAGTAACTGTTTTGCTTTATTAGCAGGAACAACATCATGTATTGTAATGTTTCTTAAGTCGTCAAGTTCGTCATATGCTTTAGTAGCTTGCACAACATAATCTTTTGTTGCTGCATCATTATCATCAGTAGGATCAAGTAAGTTTTTAATTTGCTTACTATTAGCATTTAAGTTAGCCTCTAATGGAGTAGATCCGTCTAGTGCAAAGAAGCCAGGAGCAAATCTATTAGTACCTGTTAGTTGCGCACTACCATTATGTCCTAGTCTACGACTTACATAATTAGCAATTGCTTTTTCTGTAGGTACTGCTGTGTCTGATAAGTCAATAAACAATTCATCATTTGAAAACTCATCAATTGTAACACCTTCTTTAAATCCTAATGAAGCCGCTCTTGAAATACCAACATCGCCTGCGAAAGTAATACTACCTGTTGATTGATCTACAACAAAATACTTACCTACTCTAAAGAAGCCATCGTTATCTGAACTGATAAAGAATACTCTACCTTTTCTACGCTCCCATACTTGTGCCTTACTTGCATCATCAGCGTCTGCATAAGCACCTGCTTTAGAAGCTGATCCGCCAATTGGCGCACCCAACAATACATTTGGATAGTTACTTGTGTTAAAGCCACCAGTTCCAATTTCTGTAAAGTCGTGTCCTGTTGCACGTAGCAATGATATAGCAATTGTGATTTCAGCAGTAGAACTTGCTGGCAATCCGCAATGTATGTCTCTTGCTTCTGTTGGGACTAATCTAATACCTGCTGTTGCTACATTATTAATGTCAGTTCCTGTAACAAATGCTGTTTGGATGTACCAAACACTGTCTGAAGTAACCCAGCGACCACCACTTGTGTATGTTGCATACGCTGTACCATCTAGTGCAGCACTTAAACCTATATCAGTATAAAGTGCAAATGTGTTAGTAGTTACATTGCCTACGTAATAACTAGTTCCATTTAATAGTATACTGCCGCCAATTGAATCAAACTCAACAATTTCACCATTTGTTAGGTTGTGATTTGCACTTGTAATTACTACTGGGCTTGCACTTGTTACATTAGTAATAGCACCAAACGTTATCGGACCGTAGTTAATAACTTTCTGTGTTCTGCCGCCGTATGCAAATTCTAAACCACCTGTATAACCAGCATCACCTGGTTTCTTAATCGTTTGATTAGCTGCATCGGTTGATTGTTGTACTATGCGTACTCCGTCAACAGCAGATAATTTTTCTACTGCTAAGTATGTATCGCCTACTGATCCGCCTAATGTGCCGCCGCCTGTTGGAGCACTGACACCTCTGTTTTGGTAATCAATACTTGCTGCTACATATGCAAAGTCATTATCAAATACTGCTTTAATCTGCGAACCTGTTAGATCTTGACTTTGGTCATTTTTAGAAGTAAACCCAGTACTTCTGTATGTAACTGTGTCACTTTCGTCAAAGTTAATAGCAGTACTTGGACGCTCAGTAATATCTTGTGTGTCAACACCTTCGAATATGATGTTCTCACCGTGTCTATATTCAATTAAATCACGATGTGCAAGACTACTTTGCAATGTAGCAAAGTAATCAAGATTTGATGCAGATTCTTGTATTGTTAATCTATAAACATCATTACTGAATGTTCCTGCAAAGTTAGTGAATACAGTAGTTACAGTAAAGGTTAAATCATTTGCGCCATCACTGCCTCCGACATCTGCACCAGATACTACAATAGTATTACCATTTGCATATCCGCTGCCTACGTTTGAAATTGTTGTTAATGTAGCTACACCGCCAGCAATTGTGACAGTAAATTGTGCACCTGTACCTAAACCATTAGTTGATTTTTGACCAACCAGTGTGTACACTCCGTTAGTACCTTCAGTTCCTGAAGTAAACGTTGCTGCTTCTATACCAGTGACTACAACAGAACCAGCATCGCCGGCTATGCCATCGTTGTTTGGATCTGACAATGCTTGCACGTTAGTAATTTTATAGTTCAATCCACCAACTACGCCGCCATGATCGATATAGATATAAGCGTTTTTCATTGGGGGAGTTTTAAAGTCGTATACTGTAATAGTAGTATCGTCTGTTACGTTAGTGTATCCACCATATGTAAATGCCTTAACACTCTGTGTCATGGAGTTTAATGTAGTAACTTGATCTGGAATTTCGTTTGGATCAGCACCTTCAGCAACTAAGCCAAAGTTACCGTAACCGTTAGATCCGTTAAGTGATCTAATTTCTGAACCGTTACTTGCATAGTATGCTGCATGACAGTAATATGTAAACATACTAACCATCTCAGAGAACGCACCGTTATTAGTTACAAGGCCATACGCTAAGTCGTTAATCTGTGTAAAGTCGTTACCAAGTATACTTCTGTTACCAGCACTTTGTATGAAGATATCTTGATTATAATCATCTGGATCGTGTCCACCGGCACCTACAAGATCTGTTCCACTAAAGTTCCAACCATTACCGCTGTTACTTCCTGGATCAAGATATATAATAGCTCTACCTAATCCACTATCGTAGTTTGATATAGCATTAACTTGATAACGCTGTCCTCGATAGTAAAACGGTGCAGGAAGTTCTGGGATTCTTAATTTAAGTCCTTGGCCTACTCCGGCTACATCTTGTGATTCAACGTATAATGTAAATGCATTTAGTGCAACACTTCCGTTTGCATCAGTGTAGTTACCTGAGTTACCTTGAACTCGCATAGGCATGTTACCAGCAAACGCATCAACATACATACCGCCTCGGAATGATTTCTTGTTTTCAGCTTTTGAGAAACTTGATGCTGTTTGAATATAAGGTGACTTAGTTAATACTTGACCTTCTGGATCAAGTACACACATAAATCCACCGTGACCTTGTACTGTTAAGTTTCGAATAATAGTAGCATCGTCCATTAAGAACACATCCATCAAGTCTGCATCGTTGCGTTTTGGTGGATTGTAATTTGCATTAAATGCAAATGCTACAATGTCAATTAGATCGCCTACTATGGTTGTACTACTTGAAACTGATTTCCATATGAGAGTATTAGTTAGCTGACCAAATGTAGCTGATAATACATCAGTATCTTCATCTGCTGCTGTTGAAACATGTGTGCGTAATGCTCTATAAAATAATGATCCTTTTTTAACAAAATCACCTTGCTTATAAGATACATTAGCTGCCCAATCTGCTTCTACAACTCCTGCACTGATATCTGGATCAAAGTTAGTACCTGCATTCTTTGTTGGCGCTACACCTATTAGTAGTTGTGCAACAAGTGTTGATATATGACCAATTGCCGCAGCAGTTTCAGTTTCTTGTCCTGCAACTGCACCTGCATAGTATTCACCTTGATTTTGTAGGGCAAACTCTTTACCACCTGCTAGAATATCTTTCACAACGCCGTCAATGATTAAACCAGTGTCACGTCTACATTTTGTTTCATTATATACTAATGATGGATAAGTGTCATTAATAAAATAAATTACTTCATCTTGTATAAATTCTTTATTACTTTTAACAATATTACTAGCTGCTACATACTTACCTAGGTTAGTTATAGGAAGTCCGACATTAACTGGTTTAGTGTTATCAGTTAAGTAATGGTATCCAAAGAAGCCTTGTGTTACGCCAGTTTGATTAACAAACGGAGTACCAGTTGTTGTTAAAGTTAATCCGTCAAACTCTGCATCTCTATAGAAATATGTATTTGCATATGAACTTTGTGATACTCTGCGTTTCGGTCTTACAATAACTCGTCTAAATTCGTCACCTTTTAATGATACGTTTTTAGTCAGCTTAATTGGATAGTCTTCTTCGTATATGCCTGTTTCGACCATAATTGTAAGCTGTTTTGCTTTTACAAAGTTACCTACTTCAATTTCTTCGCCAGGTTCAAACGGTGTAGTTTTAAGCGGCTGCATAAAGAATGTAGTTGAGTTAGTATCTTGCGTAAATGTAATTATACGTCCTAGTGCGCCACTGCGCTTACCTCTAAGTACTTTACCTGGAATTGCATCAGTATTAGCTGGATCTGTTTGATCTAATTGCCCACCTGTACTATTTGTAAGTTCTAATGTGTATCTGTTACCAAACGCAATATCAGCACCTGCTTCAATACCGTTTGCAATAATAGTATTAATTAATGCAACATTGTTTGATACTGCCGCTGCGCCATTTGGCTCTGCGCCACCTGATGATCCGTCCCAGGCTAGTGTTTGGGTAAAGTCTTGTGGGAATTTAGATTGATATCTTAGACCAATCTTTCCACTTACAAATGGAGTATATGCACTGTTGTTAAACGGTATTGATAATGCTTCGTCAGTAAATAATTCAAAAGTACTAACATCTACAACTTTTACATATGCAAACTGACCTTCAATTTCTGTCATACCTGTAACAGAATCAAACACTACAATATTTTTATTAGCTAACCCGTGTGCTGCCGACGTAGTAACTAATGACGGAGTGTCGCCTGCGCTAACAACTATTCCTGATATAGATTTTTCTTGATATAATTTTTTCTGTAATACTGTACTAGTTATTAGATTGCCTAAAAAGCTAAAACTATCAGTAGTCTGTTCTAACTGAGACGAAATAGCAATTCTGCCACTTACACTAGAATAATATCTTTCACCTGCAGTTCTTGATAGGTAGTTAGCATTGTTGCCTCGTTCAGCATCAATTCTTAAACTATCAATAATTAATCCTAGGTCACGTTCGCATGTTGCAACTGTATACTGAAAATCTGGATACTTAAATGCAAGGTATCCAGTAACTTCTGCAATTAAGAATTTCTTGTTTAATCTTAAAGTTGCACTTGTAACTACGTTAACTGCATTTTCTACACCTTGACTTACTACTTCAGCTGGTGTTACAAATCCTGAATGAGTAAGTGTTTGAAAATATGGACCCGGCTCTTCTGGAGCAGTTTTAATTATTTCTGCTGCTCGTTTTGCTGCTGCATTAATAGTACGGAAGGCATATGTATTCGACGAACCTTCTTTACCATTAGGTACACCTTGCATACTATCATCGCCTATAGTACTTACAAATAATACTTCTGGACTTGAGTATGCAGTATTATCTACATAATATTTTGACGCTGCTTCTAAATCGTCTGGACCATTTGGAGTACCGTCCCCTGCTAAGTCACCTGGATGATCACTTAGGTACAATGGGCCTTCCATTGTGTCGCCTTGGCGTCTTGTTACACTTTCTCTCGGCACAGCAACATTATTTAAGAAATTACCTGCTAGTGTACTGTCGTAACCTTCATCGACTATCTTATGTGCATCTAATGCACCAATAGTGCCTGACACAGTAATTTTATTACTTGCTGCTTCTACTGGATTACCAGTCTGTGCTTCAGATTGTGTTGCAAATAATGATAACTGATCATCGTTTACATAGCGAATATAATATGTTGTTCCCGACACAAGATTAGTTGGATCAACGTCTTCAGCTGTAAATATAAATGCTGTACCGTTTGCGCCACTCTCGTAACCGTGTCCGGATATAAACAAGTTTCCAGAAACATAACTAGTAATATTTAATGTGTATTGTGTAATAGTTGTAGGTTCTGTAGAGATTCGTAATGGGAGCCCGGTTGAAATATATCGTCTATCAGCATAGCCTTTAGTTATAACTAAGTCGTCAATTGTGTAATTAGTACTTCGACCTAACTGTGAGTTTATTGCAGTAGCAGTTCCGTCCGATATAGAAACTCCAGCAATACCAAAATTTGACGCATCTACATGCCCACCAAGCGTAGGATTAACATTATCATCTACTAGCGCACTAAAGGATGTTGATAAAACAATTTTCCCTGGAACACTTACAACATCAACAGTAATACTATCAGGCGTTCCTGAATTTATATCACTATCACTACCAATTTCACTATATCTAAGTGCAGTACCTGATGCGTTTGTAGTAATTATTTTACCTGACTCAATAGTATCAGGTGTATCGCCTAATGTAGTAAAGCCTATTGTGCCGCCTTGGCCAAATACTGCATACAGTTCTTGAAAATTTTCATTAGTTTTGCGAAACGACTCGCGTATACTATCACCAGTGCCGTCATTACCTTCTACACCGATATCTACATCTTGCTTTGCCATCTGTCTTTGCTCCGTTTTATATTGCTGGTATTGCTAATTTGTCTACATCAAAATTTACACTAACGCCGCATCCACATGCTGATTGTGCATTAGGGTTGTTAACTTCAAAAGTTGCACCCATTATATCTTTAACATAATCTATTTCTGTTCCTATCATGAACATTACTGCTGTTGCACCAACTACAAATTTACCTGTAGTTGAATCAATAACTACATCATGTTTTTCTACATCGGCTTCTGTTGCTACAGTTGTCCAATCATATTCAAATCCTGCACAGCCGCCACCTTTTAAGTCAAGGCTAACTGCATAACAATCGTTATCTTTGCATATTGTGTCAATTTGTGCTTTTGCCGTGTCTGTTAGTGTAACTATACTCATGAATAATCCTTCTTATGATAGTATTTATCGTTGCGTTTTATAATCTTAATGTTAAATATACTTATGTTTATAAGAGAATTTAAAAAGCAGACCCGGCATGTGCGCACTAGCAAAACAGGCAAGGTTCATGCCTATAAGCGTGAACAAACTGTGTGTGTATTTAGGTGTGATAATTGCGATGCAGAGTTTGAGCGTGCTAGAGGTAGTATGGATCCGAAGCGCCTAAGTAATTCCTACTTTCACGTATGTAAGAACTGTGATAGTAAGGTTTTTGCTCAAAAGAAAGGCGTAGAACAGAAGCAAAAATGGAATATGACTGCTAGTAGTTCTACGCCTATTGGTAAACTTTAGTCTTTAGACCAAATAGCCCATGCACCGTACGCAATTGCTGCATACGCTGCTAGCTTTGCAAATGGTCCTGCAATTAGTACAACAACGCCAACAGCAATTAATGCCGCCCCGTTCCATGATGTACGTTCTTCTAATCTTTCTTTAATCCAATTCTTAATCATTGATTTCTCCCTATCATTCCTTTGACTTGTTCAAGTGTAGCTTCGACTCGAGTTAGCTTACGTTCTAGGACGGTTATAGCTGCTCGCTGTTTTCTTGACTGCTCTTCCAAACTTTGTACATAACGCTGTGTAGGAATTTGCTGCTCTAAACCGTTCTCAGCAATCATAGTAAAATGATCAGCACCTTGTGCTTTTAAACCACCGCTAACACGATTTGGATTCTTATCCGAACTCGAGCTCTCTGCTGTTGGTTTCTTGCGACTGTACATTTTCGCTAAGTAATTCATATTGGTTTCCTTTGTAATATTTATACAATTCAATACTTGCTAAGTTCTTACATTTGCTTTCGCACATAATATCTGTATAAGGCAAGAAGCTAAGTGCATAATCATTAACAAGTTGATTGGGATAGTAGTCACTATGCGCACGTAGCTTACCTTTCTTGTGTCCTGCTTCTAGTAGTGCAGGAAAGTCTGGCATTGTATCGTGTGCGAAGCCTTCGGGTAGTGCTGTGTCTCTGCTGTAACTGTAATGCATTGCAGGACGAACACCACGCCAGCTATCTACTATGCGCTTATATCTATCGTCGGTGGGTTGTAAGTATGAACCTTCTCTGCACCAGTGATGGTGTACGTCGAGGACAAGTGCGAGGTCGTCTGCAAGTTCGAGGCTGTCTGCGATGCCCCACTTGTTTTCGTCGTTCTCGATTGTAATACAGTTTCTCGCTTCTTGCGATAACCGCTTGAGGGAGGCTTTGATACCGGCTGGACCATTGCGGCCTGATATGTGTACGTTGCACTTAAAGTCTTGGAATTGTCTGCCGTAACCCATATAGCGGATGACATCGGTGTGATATTCAAATTCTTCTATACTCCTATCTACAATATCCGGATTATCACTGGCCAGTACAGTAAATTGCCCCGGATGCATGGATAACCTGACATCAAGTAATCTTGCTGTGTCTCCAACTTTGGCAAACTCTCGTTCGCAGTATGCGACCACATCTGGTTGCTGCCAATAATAAGCCCAATCACGCTGAGTATAAACAGGTAATACATCACTGCCCAGTCGTACCATTCTAAGTTCTGGAGGAAGACTTCCAACATATTCAATCAACTTTTTGTATGCGGCAATGTTATGGACCATAATGTCCCACAAGCGTTCTTCAGCAACTTCACGTGTCTGCCTATTGAGCCACTGTACTGTTGTGCTACGTGTATTTAGCGGTCGTTGAATTTCTTCAAGCACTTTCTTCTTCTGTGTTTGATCTGGGTGCATGTATTTACATGCAAAGCCTATGCGTTGTGTTACCATTTTCTATATTGTCCGTCTAGTTCGTGTGTGCCTGAATTGTAAATTGCCCACTGTACACAGTTGTACCATGCATAGTGCGCAGGATGATGCCTTAGTTGTTTGTACCATTGTATAGCTAGTATAACACGTTTCTTAAAGTTTGTCAACGCCAGTTTTCCTTTACCCAAGGGTCTTCGCAGTTGTGTGGATTAGGATCTCCGTGAAATACTGTAATACAACAATCCTTAGGTGGAGTAATTTGTTCTACTGTTCGCAGTACTCGACTGCCTCTTGCGCCGCCTGCTTTTAAATCTTTAGACTGTCTAATTTCCCACTTCCAACTCTTTATCC